CAAGCTAAACAAAATTCTACTAGACCATGGGCTATATTGGGAATGGCACAACTCAGCGTATGGATGCGTCTATGACGAATAAATGCCTGATCCTCAACCACTCATGTCAAATCATGTTACGCCATGTTGAAAATATGTCAACTTTAAAACGCGTAACATGATGATTGTGAGAAGCTTAGCACACTTTAATGTCGAAATGTCAACTTTTCCCACAATATTCAGAGAAATAAATCGTTATAAAAGAAGCTCTTCTTTTATTATATATATACTATTTTTTACTTTTAATTTTCAATAGGAAAAAAATCAACATTTCGACATATCCCTTATTCTATAAGGAAAAAATCGACATAAAATCAACATTCAACCAACATTAAAACCCCAAACTTGACATGATTACCAAGCACGACCTTGAGTATATCGGTTATAAAGATATAACCGATTATTTCGAAGCCATCTGCCAAGCGCTTGAGCAAAACAATCACTCAACAGCCCAGGAGATGCAGGCCAAGCTATCGCGCGGCCAACTGCTAGCCTTCGAGCAGTTTCTAGACGAGGCATACCACTATGAACTAAAGGATGAGCTATGATGACACCGAAAGATAAAGCAGAACAGCTAGTAGACCTATACTACCCATTGTTCACTAATAGTATGGCTCTGTTTGACGCCAAGCAATGTGCATTGATTGCAGTTGATACGCAAATATCGTTGCTTATAAACCTAAGCAAACACATACCGTTGCTAGAGCAAATGAAATACTTACATGAAGTTAAACGCGAAATCGAAAAGTTATGACAGCAGTAGAATGGTTATTTGTCCAAATGGGCAATGTCGCAGCAGGCTATGAAACAGAACTTGACCAAGGTCAAATGTTAGAAAAAGCCTTAGAAATGGAGAAGCAGCAGATTATTAAGGCTTACAATGAATCATTTTACTTAAGAGATAAGCCATACGCAACAGCAGAAAAATACTACAACGAAAACTTTAAGCTATGAAATCACTAGAACACCCAACCGAAACCGTACTACCTACCCTGCTAGGCCTAGAGACATGGGAGCAGTTATTCGACTACATCTATGAGAGCAAACTGAACGGCCAAAAGAAGCAGAGCAAAGAGTTATACCAATCGCTATCAACGCGACGCCAAGTTGAATTCCAAGACTACCTAATCGATATGTTTGATCAGGAATTCATGAGCGCTGAGATGCTAGCACAATCCCTTAAATTTTATGCAGATAAGAATAACTGAAAGTTGGCCAGCCGGTAGGACTATCGGCCTGTCAGTGTCCCTGAGTTTGGATGACAGGGAGATACTCATCCATTTTTTATTACACGGAATATCTATAAAGTTATGATGAACGAAAGATTGCAGACCAAGTACATGACGGTCTTAGAGGACATGTATGTAAGAGACAGCTACACTTTAGCTGAAATCAGAGAAAAGCACCGAGTCAATCAATACTTTTTAATAGTAGTAAAGAAGCTAGGTTATGTCAAGAAGATTGATGGAAAGAAGCTATACACATGGAGTAGTGGAGCACCAACCAAGAGACATATGAACAGGATAAGGACAGAGATGATTGAAATTAAATTAAAGAAGTCTACCAAGAGGGCTCCTGCTAAAAGAAAAACAATCAAACTACTATGGGGGCTTATCACTTATGAGGTATAGTAGTTATCACGTGTGCTACCACGTTAGCCCAATCTTGTGCACTGGTGTGACGGTTGAGGCGCGTAGCATTAAAGAAGCAATCACTAAATCTAATGTCAATGCAAATGAAATCATCTATGTCGCCAACCTTGAAGAGGTACATCGTGACGTTCGAGAATGGCCGGACTCTAAAGCTATTCGCAGTTAACAGATGGACGGCACTTGAGCTATGTGCAATCATGTCAAGTCTGCCGATCAAATCTATTGACGAAGCCAAAGTACAAATCAAAATTGAATCACTAAATCCTAACTAATATGTATGCACTAATTTCAGTAGGCGCATATGCAGGGTTACTGCATGTCGCCAAGATAAACAACACAGTTCTACGGGCAAGCCTTGGCATCCCATTGGTTGTTACGATGTTCTTCTGTGGTCTTATGGCCTTAACACAAGGCATAGCAGCTCAGTGGATTCCTGATCGCCAAGAGTACAATGTCGTATCAAGAGGTAACTTCTACACCACTGAGCCCGACATGGCGACCGCTTTGGCAACCGCTCTATCAACATTGCAATACAACGGAGCCAAGATGCACACGCTGAACGTTGACAAGAGTGACATCAACTCACCGCTGTTCAACTACTTCATCAGAGATGATGAGTCAGACATGGTATACGTTGTGTATGTTGCTAGAACCAAAGCAAACGACTACGTGGTATGGTTCAAGTTCCTGCCTAACGAGACGACTGAATTCGAGGAAGAGTTTGTTATCCTAGAATATGTAAAATAATTTTGAATGTTTAATATTTTTTAACTAAATTTGTAATCTAATGCACTGGAGAAATTTAATGAAAGACAACAAGTACCTAGGGAGTTGGGACTTGGAGGTCGATGGCAAGTACGAGCCACGAATCGTTACAATCGAAAAAATTTATCAAGACGTCATGGTCGGAGAGATGGGCAAGGAAGACAAGGTCTTCGTCAAGTTCAAGGAATTCCAAAAGTCCATGGTGTGCAACCGCTCAAACTTTAAGAGACTCGAAGTTTTCTTCAACTCGTTTGACTTCAACGACTACCTAGGCAAGCAGATTGTCATGTCGGTAGAGAAGGTCAAGAGTCCACAGGGTATGGTTGATGCGCTGCGTTTCAGCACGCGTCCGTTACCTAAGAAGGAGAAGCCAACATTGGACGACGCTCGTTTCGCTAAGGCGTTGCAGGCGTTGCAGGAAGGAAAGACAACCGTTGAGAAGTTGACTAGTGACTTTAATTTAAACCAGGCGCAACATGATCAAATTAAGGGCATCCAATAGTTCAGGCATATTTTCGGGCGCGAGCGGAGGTTTAACTCCGCTCCAATCCTCAACATTAGATGGCCTACTATCCAAGGTCAAGCTAACTGAAATTCAAGCAGCCAAGCGTGATGAGTTGATTGCCAAGCGTGACGCCAAGCCTGATCTCAGTGATGGCGCCAAGACTATCATCGAGGACATCATCAACACCGATGCATACCAATACAAAGATTGGTTTGGTAGCCGTGAGACTGACAAGGGAACGCGCATTGAGGACGACTCGATTGTGTTGTACAACCGCATCTTCTTCACTGACTACAAGAAGCTAGTTGAGGGTGATGAGTTCTATGAGCTATCATACAAGTGCTTGGGTGGTCATCCCGACATTGTGGACACAAAGCGATTAAAGGTCATCGACATCAAAAGCCCATGGTCTAAGAAGACGTTCCCTAAGTTGGAGAGTAAGGCTCAGAAGAAGGTCAAGGAGTCTGGTTACGACTGGCAGATAAAGAGCTATCTACTGATGCTACGCAAGATGACCGGCCTTGATTGGCGCGATGGTGAGGTGGCATACATGTTAAGCGACACGCCTGAGGACCTACTCAACGAATGGGACGAGCCTACATTGCACTACATGGGCGACGTTCCTGATCAACTACGCGCTACTATTGTTAAGGTCACGTTGACTGACGACGAGATTGCAGTCATGGACGCAGCGTTAGATGCCAGCATTGATTATGCTAAGTGGTACACTGACTATTTAAAAACCAAAAACTTATGATACGCTTGCTTACTGATGGTGGATACCCATCACTATCTAACTATGTCGGTGAACTATTCCCGATCGATAAGAGAGGACACCTATATTATATTACAGTAAAAGGAAAAGAGTATGTGTTCTATCCTGATGAGGTTGAAATAGTTCTTTTATATGAAGACAATGTCGGTAAGCAACTAATAAGCGTAGCTACCATGATAGTTGTTACTGCAATAGCTATCACAATAATTATTTCCGTAATCTTTTAATTAATACCTATATGTTTAAATTCAAAGGGATTGCCTACAAAGTGGGCAACGTGGAGACTATCTCCGACAAATTTCGCAAGCGTGAGTTCGTTGTAACTGACGGTGCTGACCAGTACCCGCAGTACATTCCATTCACATTTGTTAACGACAAGTGTGACTTATTGGAGAGCATTGCTGAAGGCCAAGAGGTCGAAGTATCGTTCAGTTTGAAGGGGCGTGAGTGGACCAATCCAAAGGATGGGCAGGTGAAGTACTTCTCTACTATTGAGGGCTTTGCTGTCACTGCATCTACCCCGGCATTCGCTCCTAACGTAGCGCCTAGCGCTCCAGGATCAGGGCACACTGACGATTTGCCATTTTAGTTCATAGCACCTGCTAGGACAGGTTTGTTGTTTTGGTTTAATGGGTGTATCCTAGTGCACCCATTTTTAATCTAATTTAATTATGTGGTTTAGAACGTCAACGGCTGAAAAGCCAATCAAGGACTCTATCGTTGAGTCGGTAATCAATAAGTATAGACAGCGTTCCGAAACAGGAATCAAGAAGTATGGTTTCACGATGGACCGCAATGATTTGTCGGACATTGATTGGCTTACGCATGCTCAGGAGGAAGCTCAAGACTTGACGCTGTACCTAGAGAAGATGATTGTGAGAAAGAGAGCCGAGGGCCAATTACTCGATCAATATCATGCGTGGTACATGCAACAAATGAAGGACAGGGGCACCATTCATTGGGAAGATATGGTGGCTAAGATTGCACAACTAAAACAAGGGCTATGAAACGAGAATACTATTACCGAATCCTGCACACGTTAGCAGGTATATCTATAGGGTACTGGTTATTCTATAGCAAACCAAAAGTAGAGCACACTGTCATTGAGATACCAACTGACTTTAGTGAATGTACCACTGAAATACAAAAGAGATGTTATGATAGAAGTTATTAAGGGAATAATCAAGAGAGACCATCTTGACGGTGATAGCCAATGTAAGGCCGTTGCCGATGTTCGGAACTACCTAGCGTTTGTCATGAGACACCATTATCACATGAGTCTAAATGACATCGCAAGTGAGTTCAATCGCAGGCACACGTCAATCATGCGCGCTATTGACACGCATATTGCAAGAACGCTTAAGGGCGACCCATACATAGAGGACAATATAATTGAATACAAAAAAGAATTAGGAGATGGTGACTTATTTTCAATCGATTACACAAACCTCCACACCTTTCCACGTGGACGTAAGCCAAGCGCTGAAGAGGATCAGGGAGGGGAAGTCGAAGGAGTTGGTAGAATCGGTCAGAGCTGCCTCGACTAAGGACGAACGCAATGAGCGAAAGAAACTACTACCTGCCATATGTTTCAGCGGTAAGTTTGAGAAGCGTGCAGACACTGCCTGCATAGAGCACAGCGGTCTTATATGCCTCGATTTCGATGCCTTTGAAAATCAGCAGGCCTTAGAAGATAAACGCTTTGAGCTACAGCTCAGCCCTTACACCTATGCTATCTTCATGTCGCCATCAGGTGATGGGTTGAAGGTATTGGTAAAGATACCTGCCGACATTGAGAACCATAAGTACTACTTTGATGGCCTTCACTCGCTGTTCTTCTGCAATGAATTTGACACCACAAGTAAGAACCTAAGCCGCGTATGCTACGAGTCATATGACCCAGATATGTACGTTAACGAGGATAGTAAGGTGTTCATTGATATGGTTAGGCCGATTGTGCAGCAACGTGTTGCACAAACAACAACCATCCGAGTAGACGACACCAATGAAATAATCAGACGACTAAGCATTTGGTGGGGCAAGAACTACGGTATGGTTCCAGGACAGCGCAACAACAACCTGTATGTATTTGCTGTGGCCTTAAAGGAGTTCGGAGTCAATCAATCTGAAGCTCAGTCTGTATTAATGAATCAAGACCCATCGGGTGAGATGCATGCTGAGATACCAACTATTGTTCGATCGGCTTATAAAGACATGTCATCGTTTGGCACCAAGTTCTATGAGGACGTTGAGAAGTTAGATGAAATCAAGCGCGTTGAGAAGCTGAGTACTGCAGTAGATGATTGTGAAGAGTTTTGGACCAAGTCGAGCAAAGGGAAGGTTGAGGCAGTCCCTCACTTATTTAGAACGTTTCTAAATAACAACGGTTTCTTTAAGTACTATCCACCGGGCTCAAGAACGTTTGTATTTGTCAGAGTGATTGACAACCTGATCAGCGATGTCAACGAGGATATCATCAAGGACTTTGTGCTTGACTATCTAATGGACTACGATGACTTGATGGTGTACAATTACTTCGCTATGAACACTAAGTTCTTCCAAGAGGCTTTTCTGAACTTTGTTCCAAAGATTGAGGCGACGTTCAAGGAAGATGCCAATGATTCAGCATATCTGTACTATATGAACTGCGCTGTGCATGTCACTAAGGATAAGGTGAATGTGATTGACTACAAGGATTTGGATGGCCATGTGTGGGAAATGCAGCGCATAAAGAGAAACTTTATCTACCGACCAAACGTTGAGGAGTGTGAGTTCAATACATTTGTCAGTAACATCTCAGGAGATGAGTCAGATAGAGTTCTATCGATGCGCTCAACACTTGGATACCTAATGCACAGCCACAAGCCAGCAAGCTATTGCCCAGCTGTTATACTAAACGACGAGGTGATTAGTAATAATCCTGAGGGAGGTACAGGTAAGGGAATCTTTGTCAACTCGATCAACCATATGAAGAAAATGGTAAAGATTGATGGCAAGGGATTCAGTTTCCAAAAGTCGTTCCCATACCAACGCGTACAAGTTGATACACAGGTGTTGGTTTTTGATGATGTCAGTAAGGGCTTTGCATTTGAGAATCTATTCAGTGTCATCACTGAAGGCATAAGCTTGGAGAAGAAGAACAAGGATGAGATTCATGTTCCATTTGAGCGCTCACCTAAGATTGTTATCACAACAAACTATGCGATCAGGGGTGCAGGCAACTCGTTCGACCGACGTAAGTGGGACCTAGAATTCAAGCAGTACTATACCAAGAACAAGACACCTGAGCAGGAGTTTGGTCACATGTTGTACAGCGGATGGCATGAAGAGGAGTGGATCAGGTTTGATAACTACATGATATCAAATCTTCAGCTGTACCTTAAGAAAGGTCTGATGAGCAGCGAGTTCAAGAACTTGAAGGTTCGTAAGCTTATTGCTGAGACATCGTCAGAGTTCTATGAATGGGCTACGTCTAGGGATAACATGGACACCAAGCCCAATGCCAAGACACTAGGCCAAGACATGCTTAATAGATTTATCGATGAGTATCCTGACTATGGAAGGTACGGAAGGTATAAGCTGTCAAACGCCAAGTTCTACCATTGGCTTGATGCATACGGAGAGTTTGCATTTGGTATGAAACCAAGAGTCATGCGAGTCGCACTTGGAAAGCAGATTCATTTTGTTGTTAAAGAATTAAAACAGTTAAAGTTATGTTAAAAGTAGGATCAGATTTTAGTGGAGTAGGTGCATTCAATCAAGCATTAATGAGGCTTGGTGTAGACTACAAGGAGATATTTGCATGCGACATGGACAAATATGCAAGGCAAACATTTATTCACAACTACGGTGAGCCCGGTTACTTCCCAGAGAATGTATATGACAGAGAGATTCCATCAGAGTCTTTAGATATATACATGACATCTCCACCCTGCCAAGCATTCTCAATGGCAGGAAAGAGATTAGGTAAGGAAGATGCTAGAGGTATATTGTTTTTCAATAGTCATGAGTTTATTCAAAAGAACAAGCCAAGGTTTTTCATTTTTGAAAATGTAAAGGGTTTGCTATCTCACGACAAGACCAATAAGAAGGACAAGATGGGTAACACGTTTAGAGAGTGGTTGGACTATCTTGGTGGCAAGTCTGTTAATGGTGTCGTAAATATGTATCCAATTGATGACGCTGTGTCATACCATATTCATTGGAAGGTATTGAATGCCAAGAAACACGGTGTTCCTCAAAACAGAGAGAGGGTATTCATTATTGGCATACGAGATGATCAGGACAATACATTTGTTTGGCCAGAAGAAGAGGAACTATCTAAGCGATTAAAAGATGTTATCGAAGACAAGGTAGATGGCAAATACTTTCTCAGTGAAAAAATGATAAATGGCTTTACGAAGCACAATGAAAACCACACTGAAAAGAAGACAGGATTTATCTTTAAACCAAAAACTGAAGATGATGTAGCTAATTGTTTAAGAGCGAACGCTGCTCTAGCTCCTACTGATAACACTATTGACATGGGTGCAAAGTATGCAAAAGAAATAGAGGCGTCATTAAATCAAGACGTATGCACTACAATAGATGCATCTTACTACAAGGGTTTCGGTGTAAGGCAGGGCAAGTGTAGGCAGGTTGTTTATGGTGACAAAAGACTTAATGAAACTATAGCAAAAACAGAACTTCCTGAAGGTGAGCCAAAAGCAATTGATACATATAATCGAAAAGTTCAGGACAATGCTCCTACATTAACAGAACCACATCATAACACAACTCGTCTATGGGATGGTAAAAAAATTCGTCGCTTAACACCGCGTGAATGCTTCCGCTTAATGGACTTCCCTGACACATTTACATGGCCTGTATCAGACTCTCAAGCGTATAAGCAGGCAGGTAATTCAATCGTTGTAAATGTGATATACAAAATTCTTAAAAACATGCCGTTATGAAC